GCACCGAGTCACACACTGGTGCGGGGTGGGTTTCGGAGAACAACGTTGCCCGCGACTTTGGTGCGGTGCCTTGGCTGAAGTACCGCAAGACTGACGACCGGGCAGGCGTATACACACATCCGCGACTCCTACTCGATTTATTCGGTATTAAGTTTGACATTGCGCACCACGCGGAAGCGGGCCCAGGTGGCCGGAAATGGACCCGCGGTAATATGTTCCGCTCCTTCTTGCGGTCACACTATTTTGAGCTCGTCGACCGGCGCGAGCCTGTACCGGATTATTTTTTACGATCCCATTTCCATCAGTTTCTGAATGAGACTGTAACCGGTAAGCAAGGCAGCATCAACGGATTTATTCTGCCTGCCTTGCAGGATGCCACCAATTACGTATTACGTCGGTCAACGTCAAGATCTAACATTGGCGTCTGGATGGCAACGGTTGACTCCGACGGCAAACATCAATGGTACTGTGACGTTTTAGAGTTGGGTCAATCGAGGTATAAGCGCACATGACCGACGACTACTCTTATCGACCAATGGACGAAGAGTTAGACGCGGTGGCCATTGAGACGGTCCGCCGCCTGATTGACGAAGACCTGGAAAACGAACGCCTTGAAGGCGAGTTTAAGGTCGAAGACTACGTCAGCGCCTTGAACACCCTTGGTCACACGAAGTACCCGAAGTCCACATTAAGAGACCGACTTATTGCTCGCGTTCGCGCCGGCGAATTAACTAAAAGGACATCTCCATCTGGCGGCACATTTTACAAAAAGACGGCGGTTAGTTTGGATGAGGATGACTACCTATAATCGGTTTAATTAACTATTTGCGCCTTAACTAGGCACTATTTGCGCTTTAACTAGGCACTATTTGCTGGCGGGGGCTGGTGCTACCACAAGACCTGCGCAGAAAACGCAGATTTGGCAGAAAACGGGAGAATAATGAGCGGAATTAATGAAACCATAATCGACGTGAGCGAGTGGAATTTTTTCGACGAAGCAGATCGAAAGTCATGGGACTTTTCAGCGCTTGAGTCCAGCGATTGTCAGGGCGTGATACTACGCGCCGGCGGCGTCGGCTATAGTGGCGGAGTATTTACAGATCCGGATTTCGCGTGGGCCTATAACCTGCTGCGCGAGCATACGTCTCTCCCGATCGGCGCTTACTTTCTGTTCCAGCCACAGGGCACCGCGGACGTTCACTATGAGCATTTTAACGCCTTGGTTGATGGGCTGGATTTAAAACTCGGTCACTATTGGGATGTTGAGCTTAATGCGAAGACCATAGGTCCACGGGTATTTCGCGACAGGCTGTGGAAGGCTATAAACGATGGTCCTCAGGATGCGGGCATTTATACGCGCGGCTATTTTTGGAACGATCACGTAAACAAGGATGGCAAGATTGGGCAGGAGTGGCAAGGGATCCCATTGTGGATTGCGAGATACTCTACCTGGGCCGCGCACCCGTGGGACAACGACACAGCGAGCAAACTACGACCGCGCCCGTGGGTTGACTGGGACATTTGGCAGTGGTCCGCGGACGGAAACGGGATGGGATCTTATTACGGTATCCAGAGTGAGGCGGCGGATCGGAATCGCCACAAGATAGACAGTATTGTCGTTCCGCCGCCGCCGCAACAGTTGCCGCCGCCGCCCATTTCCGGAACTCGGATGGTTCAGATTCTGGGCGGGTCTGTCGAGGTCAGGATATGAGCGCAAACGGATTATCATCAGTCCCTTTGTCGTGGAAAAATATAACCGTAAGGTTAGGGCAGCTTAAGCCCTGGGATCATAACCCTAGGCAATCCACGGAAAAACAATCGCGTGCGCTTGTTAGATCATGGGACAAATTCGGGCAGGTCCACTTATTTGCTGTAGATCCTGTTTTTAACGTCATAGATGGCCATCAGAGATTGACCGGGTTGCTGCTTGATCACGGTCCTGACTTTCGGGTCGAGGCGCGACAATCTAATAGGCAGTTAACCGACGCGGAGCAGCGCGAGTTGTCCGTCACGCTCCATCAAGGCGCTGTAGGTCATTGGGACTGGGATGAGCTAGGCAAATGGGACGGTGTTGATTTGGTAGATTGGGGGTTCGACGGCGACACGCTCACAGACTGGACCAGGGACGTCGGCGCGCTTAACAACCTACTGGAGAGCGAGAAACCCGAACCACCCGATGACCCTGGCGCACAAATTGACAAGGCCGAAGAGTTGCGCGAGAAGTGGCAGACGGAAACCGGGCAACTGTGGATCATTCCGAGTGCGACGGGTGACGGTGAACACCGGATCATTTGCGGCGATTGCACGGCTGCTGAGGTTGTGGCTAGGGTGATGGGGGGGGAGAAGGCGGGGGCCGTGGTGACTGACTCGCCGTACGGGATCGAGCGCGAGGGCGTAAACAACGACGACCCCGAAGGCTTGCGAAGCCTGTTTGATGGGTGCCTGTCCGTTCTTCCGGTCGACGACGCTGTTATCGTAAACTTTCAGTCGCCGCGATTGTTCCCGGTTTGGCTTTCGGCGTGCGAGAATTCTGGACTTGCATTCGAGCGCGCTTTGTGGAGCTATAAGCCGAACGGGATTCGCTTTCCGTGGAGGGGGTGGATACTAAAGAGTGACATAATCTTGCTTCACACGTCTGGCAATCCGCCTTGGCCCAACAACCCGCCAAATTGTCACGATACGTACACGTACACGCATGAATACGAGCTAAAAGAGTCGGGCGGGTGGCACGGGTCGGTAAAACCGATGAGTGTTATCGAGAGTCTTGTCGGGCATACATCGGGGTCAATATACGATCCCTTCCTCGGCTCCGGCACCACCGCAGTCGCCGCCGAACGCCTCGCCCGCCAATGCCGCGGCGTGGAAATCTCGCCCGCGTATGTCGCCGTGAGTCTTGAGCGGCTGGCACAAATGGGGCTTGAGCCTTATCCAGAGAATTAGATCATGCAGTGGGTCGAGGTCAGATTATGAGCAAGAAAAACGGGCAACGATATAGTACGGCGCAATTCATCGCGGCCATCGATGGCAGCGGTGGCATTGTTACCACGATTGCAAAACGCGTCGGCTGCTCCTGGAATACTGCCAAAAAGTGGATCGATGAATATCCGACTGTCGCGGCCGCTTATTCAGACGAGCAGGAGACGATCAACGACATGGCTGAGGGAATGTTGATGCAGTCTATCCGTAAGGGCAACACTCAGGATGCTAAATGGTGGCTCTCACGGATACGCAAGGATCGTTTTGCGGAACGCCGCGAAGTTACCGGCGCGGATGGATCAGACGTACAGATTATCAATGTTACGCTAAAGGGTGTAAGCGATGCCAGCAGCACAGACGATTAAAATCGCTATTGACGCGGATGTATTTAACCCCGAGTACCTCCCACACCTGGGGAACATGGCCAGAACACAGATATATTATGGCGGGGCTGGATCTGGGAAGTCTGTGTTTTTAGCTCAGAGGTGCGTGTACGATATGCTTGCTGGCGGGAGGAATTATCTTGTTTGCCGTGCTGTCGGAAAATATGTTAAAAAATCTGTATGGACCGAAGTCCTCAAGGTAATCAGCGACTGGGAATTAACGCACCTGTTTACGCCGCGAATAGTTGATGGCATTATCGATTGCGTTAACGGATACCAGATTATTTTTACTGGCCTTGACGATCCAGAAAAGCTAAAGTCTATCGTCCCGGCCAAGGGCGCGATTACCGATGTCTGGGTTGAGGAAGCAACAGAGACCGACAAGCGCGACATCACGAATTTGAGGAAACGGCAGCGCGGCGGCGATGACAGTACGCCTAAGCGGATAACTTTATCGTTTAATCCTATCCTTAAGACTCATTGGATTTATAAGGAATTTTTCACGGGATGGGCAGACGACCAGACCGCATTTGACGGCGACGACTTAACTATACTTAAAACTTGGCACATTCACAACTCGTTCTTGACAACCGGCGATCGGGCAGATCTAGAGGGCGAACAAGATGAATATTTTTATCAGGTGTACACTCTGGGAAATTGGGGAGTTGTCGGCAGGGTGATTTTCAAGAACTGGCGCATTGAAGATCTATCTCAAATGGAGTCGCAATTCACGAATCCGCGACACGGGCTAGACTTTGGTTTCAGCAACGATCCGGCTGCCGCAGTGTTGACACACTATGATCGAAAAAGGTCGACGATTTACATTTACC